CTTTTTCAATAACGAACTCGCCAGTCTCTCTGTTTGACCCTTCAGTCATGCCTAAGTCTTTGCACCATTCAACTACGTCATAGTTAAACTGCATGTTGCCACAAGCCATAACACGATCACCTGGCTCTATGAATCTATTGTCAATTCGCTGATCACCCTCGCTAGTAACTAGAGGAGTGTATATCAATTTGTCTTTTAACAATTCATGTATGTCAGGCTCGTCTTCAAAGATTGAGGTGAGTTCTTTGTTATAGGCTAAGTCATCTCTATGTCTAGCAGAATGAACTAAGTGAATACTATCAAATGATTCAATAATATCTAAGTCTCTAATCGTTGACATGAAAGGAGCAAGTCCTGTTCCTGTTGCCAACAACAATAAACGTTTACCACCTGGAGTAAGAAAAGCATTTCGTAATGTTCCAGTAGTCTTCGGTAAGAGTACAAGTTCATCTCCTACTTTAACATTTGATAATTCATTTGTCAGAGGACCTACATTCTTAATACTTAAGAACTCTAAGTTCTCAGCCCAGGGAGGACTGACAACACTGTATGCTCTAATGACATTTTTCTTATACTTGTCACTCATCATTCCGATCATAGCAAACTCACCGGACTCAAATCTAAAAGATTCATCTCTAGTTGTTTTAATACTAAAAGTCCTATCAGACCAATGAACTATATTTGTTACGTTTACTTTTATCATAATATTGGTACCCGAGGCCGGACTTGAACCGGCATGATATTTCTATCGAGGGATTTTAAGTCCCTTGTGTCTACCAATTCCACCACTCGGGCTAATCTAGTTTCCATTCCATTTTTTCTTCTAGTGCGACTTGCACGCCATGTATGTAATCTCTATCTTCTTCACTTAGTACTTCCCAAGCAAAGGTAACTTTGTCTAACAAATCTGTTACTTTGTCTGGGTCAGCAAGATGTTCGTTGGCTTCCATGATACGTTGTATCTCATCCATTCTTGCATTCAACTTTTCACGTAATTTCATAAACTCTCTATAGTATATGGTGGAGCGAATAGGGATCGAACCTACGACCTGCTGGTTGCAAACCAGCCGCTCTCCCAACTGAGCTACCGCCCCAATAAACTGGAGCTCCCTGTCCGATTTGAACGGACGACCTACTGCTTACAAAGCAGTTACTCTACCACTGAGTTAAGGGAGCATCATTATATTTAGTGAGTATTATATCAGACACATTATTTTTTGTCAAAGGTTTTCTTACCCATTAAATAGTATTATGGACTTATTATCATTCTCTCACGGACAAACTCAAAGTAAACTTTGGTTATGTGATACTATTGAACAGTATATACCACAAGATGCCGTAGTTTCTATTATTGGGTGCTGGTATAATATGTTAGGTTTTATGCTTTTAACTCGTAAACGAGACATGTATCAGCACATCTTAGGTATAGATATCAACTCAGAAGCGACTAGAGGAGCTGATATACTCTGTCAGGGCTTTATGATTGGTGGAAATGCACAGTTAAGGAACGTTACGGCAGATGCTTCTACGTATCATATTCAAGGACACAGTGTAGTAATTAACACAAGTGTAGAACATATGACTGATGACTGGTTTAACAATGTTGATCCAAATGCATTAGTTTGTATTCAATCTAGTGACGTATCGAAAGAAGAAGAACCTTGGTTAGTGACGAATCCATGTTCTAATATAGAATCGTTACAAGAAAGATTTCCACTAACAGAGTTGCTATTCGCAGAAACAAAACTCTTTGATTATGGGAGTTCAAGTTACAATCGTTACATGATTATTGGTAGAAAATAATGTATGATTACGAGGACATAAGAACAGTACATTTAGAAATTACAGAGAAATGTAATGCCGCATGTCCTATGTGTGCTAGAAACATTAATGGCGGAGAAGATAACCCCTGGTTACAAAACGCTGAACTGTCATTAACTGACATCATTACTATTTTCCCTGATCAATTTATTCAACAACTTAATCATATGTTTATGTGCGGTAACTACGGAGATCCTATAGTTGCTAAAGATACATTAAAAGTATTCAAACATTTTAGAAGTGTTAATCCAACAATATATCTAAGTATGAATACTAATGGATCTGCAAGAACTAAACAATGGTGGAAAGATTTAGCAGAAGTTATTGGCACTGATGGCTATGTTATTTTTAGCATAGATGGACTAGAAGATACGAATTATCTATATCGTAAAAATACTATTTGGGATAAGATAATGGAGAACGCAAAGTCGTTCATAGATGCAGGTGGAATTGCTCATTGGGAATACATTGTTTTTGAACACAACGAGCATCAAGTCGAAGAGGCCAGAAGGCTTTCAGAGCAAATGGGTTTCCAAAAGTTTCAAGTTAAAACATCATCTAGGTTCTTTTCTAGTGTCGCAGGAAGCACTAAGTCATACATCAAAACATTAGACAGAACCGGTATGGAAATCGTCATCAGAGAGCCCAGAGGGGCGGCCTACGCTAATCAATTTACTAAAGAGATGTCGAGTATAGCAGAGGAAAAAGAAATCATTTTTCCAACAAAAAAAGTAGATTTATTAGGGAAGTTAACTCCAGAATTATTTAATTCTAGGTCTAAAGTTCAACAACATTATGACTCTACACCTATAAAATGTAAGGTAAAAGAAGAAAAAAGTATCTATGTAAGTGCTGAAGGAATACTACAACCCTGTTGCTGGGTAGCAGGACAAATGTATAACTGGTATCACACACCGAGAGGTAGTCAGATATGGTCTGTGATTAATAAAGTGGGTAAGGAAAATATTAGTGCATTAGATTACACAATTGAAGAAATATTAGAGAATAACTATTTTAATTTGATTGAAGATAGTTGGGGCAAGTCTAGTTGCAATGAAGGAAAGTTACAAGTGTGTGCAAAGACATGCGGTCTTAACGATGCCTTTGCACAACAATACTTATAAAGTACAGCCACCTACTTCACGTCCAGCTGGTGTATTCGCACATGCTTGAATAGCATCTAATACTCTTAGAGTCTCTATTGCTGATCTACCTGTAGTTAAATCGTTTACAGTAACATGCTGAATCACGTTGTTTGGATCAACGATAAACGTAGCACGTAAACATGCTCCTGCAGGATGAAAGAAGATACCTAATTGTCTGCATAGACTATAGTTATGACCTTCACCATGAGCATCTTTGTAACTTCGTTGAGTATCGGCAAACTGAGTGTGCTTGATTTCTCGCAACCCAGGATGTTCTTTTTGCCATGCTAATTTACAGAATTCATTATCAGTACTACCTGTCAATAGAACTGTGTCTCTACTTTCAAACTCATCGTTTAATGAATCATAGTCTATGATTTCTGTTGGACAAACGAATGTAAAGTCTTTTGGATAGAACATTAGAATCTTCCACTTACCTTCAAAAGATTTTTCAGTGATTTCAAAAAACTGATCTGTGTCTGGTTGACCTGGTTTAACCCCTGTTACTTTAAAAGGTGCTATTTGATCACCTACTGTTTTCATTCCCGCGTTACTTGGCATTGTTTAGCTCCTTTGTTTTGTATGCTGATGTATTTACACATGTTTTCTAGTGCAAAAATATTTTTTCAGTTTAAAAGGACTATATACTTATATGTCACAAATTTGTCACAAAACTGTAACAATACATACACACGTTGACATTTACTAGGAAGTTATGAAGAAGATATACAAGAAATTTCACAAAATGATGAAGTCCGGACGGTTAAACAAAGTCTGGAACAATGCGATAGTACACTCTAATTAAAGTTTTTTAATTTCAGATTTTGCTTTTTCTGCTGGCTCAGCAGATAATCCACATTTTCGTTGGAGCAGTTGAACTCTCCGATTTCTTTGCTGGTTGGCCTTAAGTGATCGTGTATTTAACCTACGTCTATTACCCATTAGATACGTCTCCGTTGTTACTATCTAAGTTTTATAAATTTTGGATCGAGTTTCTCGTAAAAATAATCAGCAACCATACCATTAGCCATTTTACTCATATGTCTATAATCTCGGTTGCGGTAAAAATAACTTTTGCATCTAGGTATAAGTTTCTGTAAAAAGAAATACCTATCTGAATCACTTAACATATTGTCCATGTGATTGTGTGCGGCTAATTGTGTATAGATAGAATCTAATGAGGGCCATTTAGGTGTAGAGAATGTTTGATACTCTTCCCTGCATAAAAGCATAAAAATATCATATGGGATATCGGCATATTTAAAGTCATAATCTCTCACATAAGCATGAGCATCTGGGAAATGTCTATGTAGAATTTTTTGCATTTCAGGATCCCAACACCACGGGGGAATAAATGCAATTTCTGATCCATGCGGCCATTCATATGATTTGAGTATATGTATCTTTTGTTCAGTAGAGTTAGCATCTGCAAGTTGATCTGCTGTTGCTCCACCGTGTAGATTAAACAAACAGAATGTATGTTGAACATCAAAATACTTTCTCATTTTATCTACGATTAGATGATAAGAGTCAGGTCCTAAGCCATCAACTCCACCATTAAGAATTGGAATGTTGACTCGTTCTTGTAATTGACTAGGCCAACTATGTTCTAATGGGCCGCCGACATTCATAGTGAAACTGTCACCGATTGCTAATATGATTTTTGCTTTTTTGCCGTTGTCATTTAATGCTTCATAATCATAGTCAGCACGAAATCCCCATGAATTGAATGTGTAATCAAAATCTCTGTCTGGGTGCAATTGCATATATGCAGAGTAAAAAGCCATTTGACTAAACATCTTGTCTGATGCACATTCTTTTACTGTTTTGTTTCTATACTTTAGAAGCTGGCGCCAAAGTTTTTTTGGCAAACCGAAACCCTTAGGTGTCATATCCATTCTTTGTTGCTCAGTGAGTTGCATTTAATTTCGGTAATTCGTTTTTTTGCATCTTCATTTGCTAATATTTTGTCTTCATTTGTATAAACAGACCAGTTTGCAATATCATTGATCGATCTACCGCATCCTTGACATATATCAGTTACATCAAAATCAATATTACACGATCCAATACAAGGAGACTCAACTGTGTTTGTCTCTGTAATTATCGACGGCTGACTTAATCGCATCTTCGGCTAGTACCGAGCAGTGGATCTTGACCGGCGGGAGTGCGAGTTCTTCCGCGATTTCAGTGTTTCTAATTGTTTCTGCTTGTTCGATGTGTTGGCCTTTGACCCATTCTGTGAGGAGACTACTTGATGCAATTGCAGACCCGCACCCATATGTTTTAAACTTAGCATCTTCTATGACTCCTTGGTCATTAACTTTAATCTGTAGTCGCATCACATCTCCACAAGCGGGTGCACCTACCATTCCAGTGCCAACATCAGGATCGTCAGCATCCATTACACCTACATTACGAGGGTTTTCATAATGATCTATTACTTTATCACTATAAGCCATTAGCATCAACTCTTGTTGATACTGCGTTTTTAGTCTTACTCATGTTCGACTCCTTTGTCTGACTCTATTTAGTCTTAGTCTTCTTCTTCGTGCTTGTTGGAGCTTCATTAGGGAATAAATTAATTTGCTCCCAAGGTAAATATTCTTTTCCAAAGTGACCGTAGTTTGTAGTCGCATGATAGATAGGAGAGAATAGATCAAATCTGTCGATAATACCTTTAGGGGATAAATCTACGTTTTCAGTGATCCACTTAGTTAAGTCTCTACTGTCTTTATCACTTTCTACATAAACACTAGTAGGTTGATCGACACCTATTGCATAACTTAATTGAATAGTAGCCCAATTTGCTTTACCACTTGCTACAATGTTCTTAGCAAGATAACGAGCCATGTATGCCGCTGATCTATCTACTTTTGATGGATCTTTTCCGGAGAATGCTCCACCACCATGAGGCGCACTTCCACCATAAGTATCTACAATGATCTTTCTACCTGTCAAACCTGAATCTCCGTCAGGTCCACCAACAACAAATCTGCCTGTTGGATTGATTAAGTATTGTGTACCTTCATCTAAGAGTTCTGCTGGTAATGTTTTTTGAATTACTTCTTGTATCTGTGCCCTTACAGTCTCTATATCGACCTGTTCTGAATGCTGTGTAGAACAAACTACTTTATCTATGCGTTTAACTGTGCTATCGTCATTGTATTCTACTGTGACCTGTGATTTAGAATCAGGACCTAACCAAGGGACAATGCCTTGCTTTCTAACTGCTGTAAGCATTTCTACAATTCTATGTGAGTAGTAGAGTGGGGCAGGCATAAACGTTTCTGTGTCCTTATTAGCATAACCAAACATAATACCTTGGTCGCCAGCACCGAAATTGTCTGTTCCTAATGCAATATCAGGAGACTGTCCGTGTAGTAGATTAACAACCTCTAAGTTGTTCCAATGAAATCCGTCTTGCTCATAGCCGATATTTTTAACGACTCTGCGTACTAGATATTCAACATCTAAACTATCGATATGTCCTTTGTATTCACCTGCAACTATTACTTTGTTTGTGGTCACTAATGTTTCACACGCACAACGTAAAGTAGGATCTTTGTGTTGCATGAATGAATCTAGTATTGCATCACTAATTGCATCTGCGACTTTATCCGGGTGTCCTTCTGAGACACTTTCACTCGTAAAATAATAACTCATATATGGTCCTCTATAGTATATTGTATACTAATATTTAATACGTGTCAAGGGGTAGGTAGAAAAAGTTTTTAACCGATTAGGTCCCAACAATCACAGTTACAATGAATAACATGTTCAATGGCTTCAGCAGTACTTTGTTTTGGTATAAACGGAGGTCTAGGTCCCCCTGGTTTGCCTCCTCCGTTATTGACTCCGACATTGCCGGGTCCTGAACTAAAGTTTGTAATATCGTTCGGCTTTTCTGCATTAGGTACTCGTTGTCCTGCAATTACTTCAGGAGGACCAACAGAAACAATAGGCCCTATTTGAGGATTAGGGTCACCGTTAATAAGAGGATCATACGATCCAGGTTTTTCTGAACTAATTGGTACGAATGTAGGTGAAACATATATACCACCTGGGCCTGATTCAATGGGTCCGTCTACTCCAGCAATTACTGGCCAACTCGGAATAACAAATTCTGCACCATTGATTTCGATACCTTCTTTTGCTCCTTCAACTGTTCCATTTGCTAACTGTTTGTTTTTTATATCCGGGGGAAGCAAATCAGAAATATTATTATTAACTGGTATTCCGCAGTTTGCAAGTGCTTTCTCATTGTTTTCTTGTCTTAATTGTGCTACAATATTTTGTCCTACATCACATGCTCTATCTACGATTAATTCTAATGTCATTCTTGCGCCGACGCCTTGAGGACTTTTGTAATCAGAATAATCTGGTACACTATCAACAAATGTTACTAAATCTTGGTTAGTATACACAAAAGGATCTCTTTCTATTTCTACTCGTCCCAAAACATTGTATCTAGTACGTTGTTCAACTTTCATTTGTTTACCCATTGTATTCCAAATGACGTTTAAACTTTCGACTTTTAATAAGTCCTTATCTACAGAAGTCACATTAGTAATTTCTGTATTTGCTTTATTAATGTAGTATTGAGTTACAGTATTGTAATTGTAGGCTGTTCCATTTGGCGAGTTTGTTCCGCCTGTTGCTGGATCATATCCATATGTTCCTACAGGGGGAGTTTCAAGTACTGCTGTCGGTATATTATTTGTAGTACCTGTTCCACCTGTAATAGATATTACTCTACCGAATGTTCCTGTACTATTACTACCTGTATCTTTATCACTTCTTCCTATAGTTGCATCACCAACCAATCCATCTGAGAACGTAATGACTGGATCTGGTGCACCACCTCTTCCATAACCTCCACCTGCATTAGTGATCGTCCAACCAGTTACTGTATATGGACCTGTACCAGTGTAGACAGGAGAAATAGTGGCTTGCTCCCATGAGACTGTTAAAAATAGTTGTTGATAAATGGCTGCCAAGGCTGATATAGATGCTTGAGCAGTTATGTTGCCGACTTCATTGTCTCCTGCAAGATAACTGTACAGTAGATTCCAAGCATATGGTTCACCAGACATATTTCCGAAGAAATCCATCATTCTAAAAGTTCCGCCTGGGCCTGAACCTAAGGCTATTTGCAATGCAACTTCATCTGCTAATGGATCTTTGACTGGTTTTTGTAAATTAGTACTAGTTGCTTCTGTACCGTTTGCCCCGGGACCAACGTCTTGCATTGTTTGTAAGAATTTTAGACAGTCGCCTAACTCTCCTGGAGTTAACTGTTCGATATTACTAATCTGCAAGAAAGAATATCTAACTGCGGCTGCCGCTAGTCCTACAGCAGTGGGAACAACAACATTTGGTCCTCCTAAATATGAATCAAAGCCTATAGGTAACCTAGTTGTCGGTTTATCTTTTGCTTCACCTAGACTTACTGTAGGCGCGCCTGCGGTGATAAGTGACCCTACAATGTCTTTAACATTTGAAGTGTTGATTGCACTGTTTATTGATCCATCTGTGTTATAAATTAAGTAATATGTTTTTGATCCAGTCGGCCTTCCTATCTCATCATTATAAACAGGAACTGTAAGTGTTACATTAGAGTTTTGAAATAAGTACCACGGGTTTAATAGATCAGCCAAAGTACGAATCTGTGATTTTTCATCATCAGTGGTGCATCTCCAAAGAAACCAATCACTAGATGTTAATGATGATGCACATGCAACTAAGTTGTTGCCGGTTATTCCTAAAAAAGCAGTGTATATTTTTCGTTCTTCTTCTTCAGTTCCGTTAGTCTTTGTAGTTGATAATTTTCTAATGTCTTTTGCAGATAAACCTGCGGCTCCCAAGTTTAAATTTAAATCTTGCGTGAGTCCACCGGCATCATGTAATTGTTGAAGTAGAGTTGATGGGAAACCAAATCGATCTAATCTTCTAAAATCAAAAACTTTTTCTAATTGTTGTAAATCAAAGGCAAGTCCTTCAGTATATAAACTTACCCCAGTCATATCACCTGTAATTAAATCATCCATATTACTGAATGTACCTTCTAAGAAGGTTTTTGAATTATTTGCTGTATTAATTGTTTTGTTAGTGAATTGAGCATAACCGTAGGCTTCATTAAATGATCCACAGAAGTTTTCATATTGTGGATCTGGATTAGAGTCTAAGTTTGCACCCTCTGATCCTACTTTTGCATGAAAGTTAAATTCGTTGTGTGCTTGTAAAGCATGACATCTAATCCATCCCCATTGAGTAATACTCTTGTTAGCATTCGTAGTGTCATATGGTAACCAGGTTGCTTCTTGTCCGTAATCTGTAGCACTACTAACTGAATATCCTGCATTTGCTGGAGCCGGTAATGCCCCTGTTATTCCTTGAGATACTCCAAACTCAACTGCTTTACAATCTGCTGAGCCTTCTGTTTTTCCTGCCCAAGAGCCTGATGGATCAACTGCTATATATGTAGGTGGTTTTGAATTACCTAATGCATAACATTCGTTGTTGTCTCCGCTGATAGAAATAAGATTGTTATATGTAGTATCGTTGATTAGACCTCTAGCAAACCCGTCATTGATAGCCCATGTGAGCATTCTAAGCACGGTTCCTTCTATTAGTCTGCCGTATGTGTAATCAGAGTTTGATTTACTAATACCCATAAAGAATTCAGCATTAGAATTGATTTGAAGACATCTATTCTGTAAGATGCCTCCTAATACGTTTATGCCTAGTGGACTTTGTTTACCTGTATCAGCCATATATTATCCTAAGGAACAAATACTGTAGCACAACCGTCAACGATCTTGTGCCCGCAATCATTGCCTGATCCTACTCTGAGAACTGGTTTGCCTTCAGCAAATACAGTTGGACTACCTTCTGTAGTCTTTGCCGCTTTATGAGGTTTCTCTTTTGGTTTGGGTTTATGAGGTGTGATATCACTGACATGAAGACCAACCGGTTTGCCTTCAGCAAAGACAGTTCCGGCGCCATTTAAAATCTTGCCGCCTGTAGTATTTTTATCGTCTTTGCGGCTCAATTTGGCCATGTAATTTTATCCTACTAGTATCTTTTTGTCGGGTACAGTTATCCCTGTAGTAGCCTCTCTATACTTGTCTTTAACTTCATCTGCTGTCGTTGCAATAAAAGAAACACTAAGAGTATTTAGTCTTACGTTTTCTGTCGCATTTGCAGAGAATACACTAGGTACTAGTGCCATTCCAGTTTGACTAGGTGCTAACGATACTGGATCTGATAGTTCAAGCCAACCGTCAGAATTTCCTACTACTTTAGCAACAATTTCTTCACCACTAAAGATTTTAAGGGTATAGATTCCCCCTACTTTGATATCTTGTATTGCTTTGTTTTCCATTATTGCTCCTAGTCGTTTGAGTTACTGTTATAATTAATCATTTCTTCTTTTAATTCCATGAATCCACCTATGTATTTCTCACCTAAAAAGATTTGAGGGGCGGTACGTGCATTAGGTACTACTTCTAATAAGTTTTCTAATGTATACCCATGACCAATTTTCTTTTCTTCAAATTCAATGCCTTTTTCTTCAAGTAGTTTCTTTGCTTGATCACAATAAGTGCAGTTATCTTTACTCCATACAATGGCTTTCATTTTTTCTCCTAAATAGTTTATTGTTCTATGTATATTTAATACGATTTTCTACAGTCAAATAAATTTTATGCTAACTCAGGTAACTCGTCATAGTCAAGTGATTCTGACATAACGCCGATTACATAGTTAGTTGATTCATTTTCTTGCAGTGCAGTTTGCTTCTTGCTAGTATCACTATGCTTGTTAAACCAAGGGATAGGACTTGCTTTTGGAGCAGAACTTTCATACTTAATGTTGATTGCTTTCAACGATTCTAATGCAGTATAATCTACAAACTCTTTTAGAATATTTGCATTAAGGCCGATCACAGGACCCTTTTGAAACAAGTAATCTGCCCATTCTTTTTCTTCTCTGATCACATCCATATACATATCGTATACTTCTTTCTCACATTCTTTTTGTGCTTTAGCAAATCTTGGATCTTCTTTAACAACTTGCTTAATGATCCAGCCTGTCCAACCTTTGTGCAATAGTTCGTCTTGTAAGATTAATGAAATAATATTACCGTTGCCCATAAAGATTCTGTTCTCTACCATTGCTAATGATGTAGCAAATGATACCATGAATCGTAATGCTTCTAAGGCATAACTTGCATGTAGAGCCATCCAGATTGCTTTGATATGTTTTTCTTCATCAATCTTCTTGCCCATTTCTTTTTGACAGTTGATTACATGTAGAGCATCATAGTATTCACATACTGAAGATGCCATGTCAGCAATTTCTTTCGTGTTGTGAATAGTATCAAAGATATCTTTAGGTACGTTATAGATGTTTCTAATGATATGACTGTAAGAACGTGAATGTATGTTAGTCTCAAAGAATGACCAATTATACATTAGTGCTTCTAGTTCTGGTAGACTCACAACAGGAGTAAAGACTTGTACAGGGCCTCTGCCTTGTAGACTGTCTAATGCTGTTTGTCTAAGCAAGTTAGCAGTAAAGATATGCTTGACAGCATCTGATGCATCTTTGAAGTCTCCTGCATCTTTAGTTAGACTAATTTCTTCTGGTATCCAAAAGAAGCCTCTTGCAGTTTCTTCAAAGTTTGCTATCTGATCGTACTTAACTTCTTCAAATCGTTGAATAGTTACAGGACCGGCAGGGTCTAAGAACATTTTATTGTCTAGGTAAGTTGTTTGTTTTGTTAAATCGTATTGTTCTTTGCTCATTTCTATTCCTTAAAGTTTACATGCTTCGCAGTCATCATCTTCAAATTCTGGCTCTGCTATATATTGTTTTGCTATGTCTTGTACTACATTTTGTTCGTCAGTTCTTTTGACCCCAGCTTTATTTATTAAAGAATAGTAAAAAGTCTTAAGTCCCCATTGATGTGCCTGCATTAAGTTCTTTGCAATCAATGTTGTAGGAACTTTTTGATCTTTAAAGTGTGCAGGATTATAAAAAGTATTAGTAGATATACTTTGATCTACATATGCCGCTAGTACTGATGCAGTCTTTAGATATGCATCACAGTTATGTTGATCCCACATCAACTGATAAGAGTTTCTTACACGTTTAATGTGATAGTCAGGCACTACTTGTGTCAATGACCCTGCTTTACTTTCTTTAACAGAGATTAAACTCATTGGCATTTCAATACCGTTTGTTGAATTGATTACTACACTAGATGATTCTACAGGAGCAATCGCCATTAGAGTCGCATTTCTAACACCATGCTCTTTCATATCTTTGCGTAATGTTTCCCAATCACATTCTGGCTTGAAGTTTGCTAGTTTGTTAACACCTTTTGCTCTGCGTTCCCAAGGGAAGACCCCTTGTCCATACCATGTTTGATCACTATTACCACATTTACCTCTTTCTTTTGCTAACTCGACTGTTGCTTCAGTTAGGTAGAAGGCTTGACATTCCATCCAAGATTTAACATCTTGTAGAGCATCTTGGTCTCCGTATCTATAATCACGTTTTGCATGCCAGTATGCTAAGTTAGTTACACCAATACCTAATGGGGAGATTTCATCGTTACTCAGTTTGCTTTGAATCGACAAGAAGTCTTGGTAATCTAGTATGTTACAAAGACTACGTTGTAGTATACGACATGCTCTACGCATGTCCTCAGGGTGTCTGAATGCTCCCCAGTTGATCGATCCAAGTGTACATAGTGCAATACGTCCCTTATCATCATCTAAACGCTTAAAAGGCTTTGTAGGCAATAAAATTTCAACGCATAGATTACTTTGGTAGATAGGATCAACACTAGTATCAAACGGTCCTTGATTCATTACGTTATCAATATAGACTAAGTAGATTCTTCCTGTGTCTGTTCTTTCTTTTAGAATACCAGACTTAAAGACTTCTTCTGCTGACATTGTTTTCTTGCGAAGTTTGCGACTCTTCTCATATTTTACATAGAGTTCTTCAAATAAAGGGGTGTTTGAATAAAATGCTTCATACAGATCAGGTACTTCGTTTGGATCAAAGAATGTAATGTTGCCTTTGTCTTTAAATCGTTTCCAAAAGAATGCGTTTAGACATACACCATAGTCCATGTGCCTGACTCTTGTCTCATCTGTTCCTTGATTGTTCTTAAGAACGATTAGATCATCAAACTGATGATGCCAGATAGGATAAAATACTGTAGCACTCGCATTACGAATACCACCTTGTGAGCATGAACGTAAGTCTCCGAACCACTTCTTAAGAAAGGGTATCATTCCCGTATGCATGATCTCTCCGCCTCTTATAGGCGATCCTAGGGGTCTTAAACGCCCTATTTCAAGCCCAATGCCTGCACGTTTACTTGCATACTTTGCCATCATCTCACCAGAAGCAAAGATGCTGTCTAAGTCATCATCACTCTTAATAAGAACACAAGAACTAAACTGTTTAGTAGGTGTACCGAGTCCAGCAAGTACAGGAGTTGCTAGTGTAAACAATCCTTCACTAGCACATTGATAGTATTCTTTGATAAATCGCATTCTTGCTACTTGAGGTTCTTCTTTATGAAAGACAGTGGCCGCGGCGATCATGTATCGTACTTGAGGAGTCTCATAGATTTGACCGGTCGATCTATTGCGAACAAGATACTTACCAATCAATTGCTCTACTGCGGCATAGGAATATGATTCATCTTTTTCATGGTTGATGAAGTTGTTCATCTTATCCCATTCTTCTTTTGAATACCATTCCAATAACTCAGGAGTATACAGGCCAGTCTTCACATTCGTCTTTACAATTTCATACAGAGACGGCGGTTGATATTGACCATATACATCTTTACGTAACATAGATAAACGTTGTTTACCTGCAACATATTGATAATTTGTATGTCCAGTTTCTGGGTTTTGTTCTTCATCAATAAGATCGACAGTGGCTCGTAGTGTCAGTTCATCAATCTCTCTAGTAGTAATACCGTCAAAGAAATGTGGCTGAGATGTTATTTCTATCATGGACTGGGATACGTCTGATACACCTTCGCATACTTTTGCTACCTGTGCCTGCCATTTTTCTAATTCTAATTCTACTACTTTGCCTGATCTTTTAGTAACTTTTATGTTCATTCTCTACCTAATTTGTTTGTTATACAATGTCTTTATGTCAATGTATTTGACATTTTTAAAATCCGACAACTCTGTATTTACTACCGAGTTGGGCCAATAATTCAACACATACTTTGCGTTGTCAACTAGGACTAATACTACTTCTGTATCAGTATAATCGATTGCAATTGCTAAGTCAACCTCTTTTATACCCAATATTGCCAAAGTATATATGTTTCCCAAAGCCCGAGAATAATAACAATACGTGTTATCATATATAAGTTGCCATGGATCTGGCCAGTCTGTTATATCATGCGGGTGTAGATAATAATTAGTTAAAGGGCACTGTTGCCAAAATTTATCTACTGCTATGCACAGTTCTTCTAAGCCGGAGTCTTGTACTGAACGTCTTAAGTCATACCATTCTGCTAGTCGAGTATCAAAACTCATCGTAAAAGGATTCATACATCTACTTATCTTGGATTATAAGTTGATTATAAATTACATATGGAAAGAGAGACCGAAGTCTCTCTTGCTTGTGACGCCTTGCAACATCACGGTTCTAAGGTAGTTAGAATTAGATTAACATCTACCGACTAGCACTTCGATTACTCCATCTGGGGAATCTCCGTTGTAGCC